TAGTTGTTTATTTTTACCCCCTTTTGCATGGATGGCGAAGGGTATGTAGGATTTTAAGAGGGGGGGCATGCGGGGGGCCGGTGGTAGAGAGGGGGTGGGTAGTAGAAAGGGGGGGTGGTAGGTCTAGCACAAAATATCAGAAAAACGAATATTTTAACCACTTTTTTATATAACCACTCTTTTCTATAAAACCCTCCTTTTCTATAACCCCTTCTTAGCAAATGGATACGATTGGATAGGAAAATGGGTATAATAAAACCCCCTATTGCTAGGGGGCGTTATCTATATGTGTTTCTGTTGGGAGTGGGCTATTATTCGTATTGAGGAATTCGCCGAGTGATGTATGAAATGGAGTATCCATGGGAGGGGGTACACTAATTTTGCGGCTCGTAAACTCGCCGAGTTATATTTACTTATGGTTGGCGAGGCTAGGGGTTTGCGGCGTTCCGCCGAGTGAATTGAATAGTTGGTTATCCTGAACAACTCTCACACTCTGTTTTCTCACGGGAGCAAGCTTTCACTTCTGAGAAGCAAGTGCATTTAGATTGTGCGTTGGTACAAAAAGGACATTCTGGGTCTGAAGAGAGAGTTTCTTCTACAAAAGTTGCTGTTTCTGGCATAATACGTGGGTAAGTAAATAGAGAGATGGTGACTAATGAATAGCCAAATAAATTTGTTGCCGCTTATTAAAAGTGGGTTTTATTTTTTTAAAAGGTTTGTTTCCTTTATATAAATAGCGGCGTTCCGCCGAGTTATCTTAATGTATATTTCCTCTCAGATTTCAGACTCTAGAGTAGCAGACATACTCCACCCCCCTTATATACCCCCCATAAAATAAAAGAGAAAATATACATCTTCGTAATTACTATTTGTAATTCTACTAGCTAGGCTTAAGTCTTCCGCTTATGTATTGATTAAAGCGTTCGGATATTTCAATCCAATTCCTAGATGACCCCTTAACGTTCATTTCCTTCGAGTTTCGAGCTCTTAGATAGCATGAAAGTACACTCCAAACAGATTCTTTATACTAGGTTATCTGCTACTCTCTTCCATATCTTGTAACTTCTCGAATATGGGAGTCCATGGTTAATTCCATTCCTAGTTGTATGTTTTACTTTACCCAACCATTATATTACTATTGGACAGCTTTGTCAAGCCCTATTTTTATTTCCTATCACTAATCCTTTATAGTAAACAAATAATTTATAAAAATCCATAAGCTATTGACAAAGGTGTCCAATACCTTTATCATGGGGGCTATGGAAAATACACAATCTTCACAAGAAACAGAGTTGAAACAACTCCTATGAATGTTAGACGAGCGTTCTAAGTATTACTGAATACTTGATACAAAGGTAGACAAGATACCAAAACAGCTTGAATTATTTAACGATTTCAAAAACCGTCTTAATACGCCCATAGCGGAGCGTTCTCGCTTCTACCTATACTATGGTGGTAACGGTAGTGGAAAAACAGCGTGATGAGCCTATATAACGGCTTTGCTTGCAATATGAGAAGAGTGCAGTAAGTATTGACTACCATATATAGGTTCTAAGAAGAATATATGGGTTGGTACTAAGTCGGGGAGTAACGTAAAGTCGGTAATAGACCCGTACTTGCTATGAGACTATTCTATAGCACGAATTCCACCAGAACTTATAGAGAAACCAAACTACGATAATGGAATACTCAAGTGAATAATTTTAAAGAACGGCTGTAAAATCCATATAAAGACATATGACCAAGGGAGTGAAAACCTTCAAGGATGAAACCCAGATTGGATATGGTTGGACGAAGAGCCGGTTAATGAAGACGTCTGGGACGAACTTGTCGCCCGTACTCGTAATCCAAGGTGTGAGATGTTGGTAACAATGACTCCTCTTTCATGACTTACGAAGGTTTATTCATTTTTCTTTGAACAAAACTCTGAAGTACTTGCATGAAAGAGTAAGATATACCGAGTAAGTAGTATTGATAATCCTTTTACCGATAAGACATGGACATTGGGTATGGATGATGAATCTTATCGTCTCCGTGTAGAGTGAAGCTTTGAAAATCCAACTGGACTTGTATATTCTTCATTTATGAGGAGTAAAAATGTCGTCCCACACTTTGAGCCGAAACTTTTATGAAAGAGCTGAGATGATGTGAAATATTATAGAGCAATCGACTTCTGAACATCCCATCCTACTGCAATTGTTTGGGTAGCACAAGATATAGATGATAATCTTTACGTATTCGACGAGTATGAAGAAAGCGATACACTTCTATGAGATATAGTTGATGCAATGAGACAAAAGTCATATTGATATGAATTTGAGTATACCGTGAGGGATAGTGCAGCTAAACGAGAATGAATAGAAATACAGAAACTTGGAATAAGAACTGTGGCAGCTGATAAGTATTCAAAGTGAGCAAATGACATGAGCAATAGGCGCGCAAGTATACTTATGATAAATGAGCACTTCTATAATAAGAAGTTGTTTATAAGTGATAGGTGTAAGAAGCTTATCCGACAATTAGAAACCCATTATTATAAGGATGGGAAACGAGATGGTGAGGTTATTAAGGAGAACGATGACTTGCTTGATGCACTTCGTTATATAGTATTTATGATTCGTAAGAATAATTCGATAAATAAGAAGTCTATATTTCAGAGGGAATATGAGAAGAAATTTAACGAGTATTGAAGAATTTGATACTTGTAATTAGTCTAGTAAAGGATTACAATGGGTGTGTTTTTTTGCCTATTGACAAAGGTGTCCAATACATATATTATGTCTCCATACATTAAAATAAATACAAATGTCAGAGGTTCTAAAGGTTACAATCGGAGACACTAAGAAAAAGTGAGCCGAGGTAGCCGAAAATCTACATCCTGTTGCATTAAGGGTTACTCAAGCACTTAGTCGACTCCATTCTCTAAAGTCACATAGACTACTGAAGTACTGGAGATATCGTGATGAGTACGCCCAACGTATCCTCCGATGAAAGACTGAGGATGGGTATACGGACTACCACATGAACACCTGATTCGCCATTGTTAACTCAAAGGCGGCAGATATCATAACAAACACTCCTAAGTTTGATTTCGTAGCGCTAGATGATGAGGCAAAGAAATACAAGCGTATCCGAGAACTCCATTGGCAATATGTTTGGCAAAGTTCAAAGACAGATAGGGAGATACTAAGGATTGTTCTCGATGCAATGAAGTACTGAGTTTGATTCTGAGAAGAACTCGTTGTTGAGAAATACCGAAAGGTGAAAGTCCCAAATAAAAAACCAGATAACACAATAGAATACCTCGAAGAAACGATAAATGAGTTTAGTTGATGTAAGTTATCTCATATCCCATACTCTCAAGTATATCTAAATTGAAACTCAATCGATAATACAACGGAGGCAATAGTGATAAGCTATTGGGATAGAGATGAATTTCTATTATCATTCTGAGCTGACCCAAAGTTCAAATGCGTATCTGATGCAGAAATCCCGAAAGGGAAGTATTACTATATAGGTCAATGAAGTAATTCTCTCGTAATAAACTGAAACCCATCTGTTACAGATAGGTGAGGTTCTACCGTTGAGAATCCAAATATAGTAAGTGTCCTAACATATTATAACAAATACAGAGATGAATATATTGTTTTAGCGAACAATAAATGGATTAATCCAATCATCTCAGAAGATGCTAAATGAAGACCACAAGAAAATATTCAACCAATTCCTTATCCACATAAGGAGATACCTATTGTTGTATATACCGACCATGTTGTCGATGACGATATATATTGAGTTGGTGAGTTCGATATAACCGAGCAATCTCGTGCACTGAAAGACGCGATTCGCTCGCTCCATATAGAATGAATAAAATCCCAAGCTTGAATAATAACAATCTCTCCAGATTCCGACTATGACGAAACAGTCATGAAGTTGTGAATGCGTCAGGTTGCCAGAGTTGAGAAAGAAAGCTTTTGATTCTTCGCACCCAATATTAACCTCAACTCTCTGGCAAATCTTGAGCAGAAGGTAGAAGAAGACTTAATCGTTGAAACATGAGTAGACTTCAAGTCCCAACTCTTCTGACCAAACGAAACCGCCGCAAGGACAGAGTGACGTATCGCCGCAGCAAAGAAAAGAATTAATCACAATATAAAGGAAAACGCCTATAACTTCTATGAACGACTCGCTCGCCTCAGAAGTGCAAATATAGACTTTTACTATTCTGATAGAAATGAAAAACTCCCAGTCAAAAACTTAGAGGTAAATGACGACGGAAGTATAGAATATGTACAAAATGGATATTGATTATTTTCAATGAAACCAGAGTACTTTAAATGAAAGATTTCTCTAATCCCTATTCTTGATAGTCTCTTCTGAGATACATCAAGTGAAAAGAAACAAAAATATCTCGAAACTCTCCAACTTCTTATAAATATGAAGGACGGACAATGAGCACCACTCTTTGACCAGAAACTTCTTATTGAAGCTTGAAGATGAATAATTGATGAGGTGATTGATTTAGATAAGGTTCTATGAAAATCGAACGATGCTAAATCCCCAGATGAAATTATGAAAGACGCTGGAATATGAGAAACCTCACAAATGCCTTCTATGCAAGAGTCCTGAGGTGTTCCACCTGAACAACAGAGTGGACGACCAGTTCTTCTTGGTTCTTCAGCTAGACAATAATAATTAACGATTAAACACACCCCAGAAATTAAGCGGTGTAACTAACGATTATGTTTAAAAAAATAAAGAAACTTATAGAAGACTTTAATGAATTTAGATTGGTTCGCCGTATGTGTTCATATAGCGAACTGTCTAGTTCTCATAAAGCAATGGTATTAAGCTATAATAAGGAATTTGAGAAGGAGATGAATAATCTTGTTCTTAAAAACCTATACCAAGAAATGCTTGATAGCAATGTTAGTGCGGAATACGTAAAATGATTCCGTTCTGCATTGACATCAAGATTCAGTTACCTGTCATATACTAATAAATTTAAATAAAAATGGAAACTTTGAACAATCCGCAAGTCGGAATTCAGCCAAACGCAGAGAACCCACAAGTTGGGCAACCTCAAACCGATAACACACAAGTTATCACAACACCAAGTGTAGTCCCAGAGGAACAATATAAGTCTCTTCAAGGTGACTATACAAAACGAGTAGAGGGAGAGATTACAGCGTATGAAAAGCTTGTACGTATTAATCCTGCTGAACTCAAAACAATTGAAGACTCACGTGTACAGAATGCTCTAGCTAAGCGATTGTACGGAGTCGACACATACGCCCAGCTTATCGCTGTATATGGTGAGAACTTCCATCAGACATCTGATGATGAAAACCTCGATGAAACAGAAAAGCTAAAGCGGAAAGTCAATATGCTAGAATTTAAGGCTCAGACGGAAACGTTAGAAAATTGAATCTCTAATTATATTGAACAAAATAAGGTTCTATTCTCTTCTCCAGAATCAGAAGCAAAACTTCGTGATGAACTTAAATTCATTTCAAATGAGCTTCCTGTGAAGGAGAGAATTCGCCGAGCATCTCTTATTGTATTTGGTTCTGAACAGAACCCACAATCTCAGGCATACAAACAAATTGCAGTCTGAGCTCAGGTGAGCTGAGGGAATGGTAGCCCATCCCAAGTAAACCAAGAGGATGCACAAAGACAAATACAAATAGATGCCGCTATGAAGTTCCTGAAACTAAAATAAATACCTATTAACCCATATAAATATGGCTAAAATTAAACTCTATAAAGCAGAGGAGTCTACTTCACAAATTGTAGCAAATTCAAATACAATTGTGAATGGCGACCTTCTTGCTCTCTCGGGTGGTTTTGTTATTAAAGCTATTAATACTACGGTTCGTCCACTCATTGGGTGTGCTAACTGACCAGTTACAGCAGCTTCGGATAATCAGACTGTCGCGAAACTCAAAGTAAATTATACTCGCTTTGAACCATATGATACTCGTTTTGAGTTGACAACATCAGCAGCTATCGCTCAAGCAGATGTTGGAAAATACTACGCTCTTACTGCTGCTGGTATCGTTGATGTTGCTACCGCTTCTGCTACTGTAGCAGCTGGTAGTGTTGTACGCCTTGAGGGTATCACATCTTCTACCACTACATGAGTATTTGTCGTAATTGCCTAATTCCTAATATAAATATAAAATTATGCCTTCTAATATAAACTTTCAAACAGGCGCAAATTATGCCGAAGGTTCAGCAATTCTATCTCCTGTAATTCAGGAAATTGCTAATCAAACAGAAGCACAAATTGGTCTCGTTGATGAGGCTGCTAAATACGGATTCGTTGTCGGAGACGCAATGACTCCAACTGGTGAAATTACCGCTATGGTATGACCAGAACCACTTATGGAGATTGATGAAGATGGTGTTGCACCACTTATGACTCTCCTTCAAGGATTCACTAAGGGATACCAGATGAAGACTTATGGTCGAAAACATAAGTGTACTAAGGTATTCTACGAATGGATTAAGAAAGGTGCACACATGGTCGGAGTCGATTCCTCTGTTGCAAACGAACTTAATAAATTCAAAGAAGCTGTTGAGCGACTTGTTGCTGGTTCAACACTTACTCTCAACACTCAAATTGCAAAAGTATTTGCAAATGGTTTCTCGATTACTTCTGCTTACGGAGCAGGTTCTCCATCACCAGATGGTCTTCCACTCTTCTCTGCATCTCACGTAATTAAGAAAACTAGTGGAACATTCTCTAACTTGATTGCTGCAACTAAGTTTCTTACTGCAACAACTCTTGAAGAGGCAATCCAGAATTATAAGACTGGGATTTATACTGCGAACAACTACCGCATTAAGACTCCTGAGGTTTTTGACCTTCTTGTGCCACGTGCTCTTGAAACAACTGCACGTAAAATTCTTAACTCAAACAACGACCAAGCTGGAATCTACGCTGGTACAGGTAGCAACGCTAATCTCCTAAACGTATTCTCATTTCAAGGTTCTAAGGTTCGCCTTACTGTTCTTGATATGCTTGGGGAAGTTGATGAATTCGGTGCTGTTATCGGTGGTGCTAATGCTAATACAATGTGGTTTCTCTTGAATAAAGAATACGCACTTAAGTATAAAGCATTCCGTGTCTTCCGTCTTTGGGATAACGAAATCACAATGTGGAAAGATGACGAAACTGATAGCTTCTTTACAAAACTTACGGTTCATTTTGGTGTAGACCACTATAATCCTGAGGCTTGCATGTGATTTGCTTGAGTGTAATGCGGTTACTTAACCTAATTTACTAAATGAATAAAGTTAACTTAATAAATAAAAAGTTTAACAGATGGGTTGTAACTGAAGAGTTGCAGCCCAGAGTTAGATTTTCTTGAGAGAGAAAACGAACAGATAGAATGTTTCTTTGTACATGTGAGTGTTGAAATACCAAGGAAATGGATTACACTAATATATTCAATTCAATGTCATGCTGATGTTATCAGAAAGAAATAGCGAAGTGACTTATGGATAAACTCAGACCAACCCAACTTTGAGAAAATAATCCAAATTGGAAATGATGAATAACAGAAGAGTATAATAAGACAAGAAGTAAGGAAAGAAATACAAAAGAATCAAGACTATGGACAATCCTAATTAAAGAACGAGATTGAGAGTGTAAGAAGTGTTGAGCTACTGAATTTCTACAATCCCACCATATAGAAAGTTGGACTGATAACCCAGAAAAAAGACTCGAACTAGATAATTGAGTTTGCTTATGCAAATTTTGCCATCATGAATTCCATAAGCAATTCTGATTCGGTAATAATAATCTAGAGCAACTAGACCAATACTTACTATAAATAAATTATGCCAACTAAAAAATGACTTAGACCATACGCGAAAAAAACAGAGGCAACAAAGGAGGTTAGAAGCCGCCTAAGTATCCTTGAGGAAATTTGTATGCTTACTGCTCCTAAATGGAACTGAAAGGATATGGTCAGAGGAATGACGATTCTTGAAGCATGTAGGCAGGTAGGAATTTCAGACATGACTTTCCGAAACTGGAGGGCAGAAGATAAGAAGCTCCACGATTACTATGAGGAAACAAAGAGGGCTAGAAAGGAAATGGCTCACGCCTCTATGCGAGAACACGCAATGAGTAATGTATTCAATGCACTTAGCGGTCAAACAAAGTTAAGAACTAAGGAGCTGGTTGATGTAAGTCTACGTTACTTAGAAAAGACAGATGAATGATTTAATCAATCTATTAAGGTCGACGTGGAGAATAAGACAAACCCAATCCTAAATATGACAAGAGAGGAGCTCACGCAAAGAATAATGGAACTCTCACAATCACTAAATATTAACAATTCACAAAATGCAAACACAATCGAATGAACCAATCTTCCCAACACAAGTTTCCCAACATTTGCTCAAGAACAAGTTTGAGCTTGAAAAAATGAAAATGAAACTGAAGGCGAACGAGGCTGAGTCACAAGTGTGAGTGAGTGAGCTGAAGGGAATTAAATGAATAGGGGATAAAACAATATCAACCCTTATCGAAAACGGAATTAACTCTATTGAAGAGTTTAAAGACAAGACTGAAAAGGAACTATATGAGTTTCTTACACCAGTTCAGTACCACCAAATATCAAGACATATAAAAGAGAATAACCTATAAATACTATGACAGCTATAGTCGATTCACCATTCGCGAGGGTAACAAAAGAAACAATTGTAAGGGACTATTCTAGTAATGGTGCACTTACATGAGATACTATTGCATATGACGCAACAAATACTATCAACGAAAAAATTGATAGTATTGTTGTATCTGGTGGTGGTAATGTTTGAATCCAGTTTGAGGATGAGTGAGTTGCACTTGGAACTCAAGGTACAGTTGATACTGTTAACTTCACATGAGCATGAGTAAGTGCCGCACGTGTTTGAAATGAGGTTACTGTTAATATTTCTACATCTCCTTGAAACCTAGACAGCCTATCGGATGTAACGATAACAACTCCTGCTAATGGTCAGGCACTTACGTATAACTGAACCCAGTGGATAAATTCAACTCCAGCCTGAGGATGAGATGTTACTTGACCTGCCTCTGCAACAGATAATGCACTTGCACGTTTTGACTCTACAACATGAAAGCTCATACAAAACTGAGTTGTTACCGAAAGTGATGACTGAAGCCTATGAAATGTAAACTCTGTTATATTCGACCAGACATATACGTGAACCCCAGTCGCATGAGAACTATATTGGAACTCAGATGAGAAGACACTTAATCTAAAAACTTGAGTAGATAACGTTATAACTCAGCTATGACGAGAGCATTATATATATGCTAGAAACTCAACATGAAGTACTATAGTCAATGGTTCGGCATGCTATATAACCTGAGCATCGTGAAACTTTCCAACAGTTGCCTACGCGCAAGCAAATGATTATAATAAGTCTTCTAAAACTATTGGTATCGCTACAATGGATATACCAAACTGAACAGAATGACTTGTTACTACCTACTGATATGTAAGGGATTTAAATACATCATGATTCGCTGCTGGTGATATACTCTATCTGAGTAGCTCAGTGAGCTGAGGTATAACAAATGTAAATCCAACTTGAATAAACTATACTATCCGACTCGGGTACTGTATAACATCAAATGCAACTACATGAATAATTCTTGTAGACCCTAAGGAAATTCACGCATTTGAATCAGATGAGTTTAAAGTAGTAGATTCAACAGACAAAACAAAACAATGAGCATTTGTTGTATCATGAATTACTGCTGGTACGAAACGTCAATACACTCTTCCAAATGCAGACACAACGCTTATTGGAACAACTACGACAGATACACTTACTAATAAGAGTATCTCACTTTGAACAAATACAATAACATCAACTTTTGCTCAGCTCAACACTGCTGTGACGGATGCTGATTTAGCTCGTACAGATGCAGCTAATACTTTCACGGGAACTCAAACAATTACTCAGATTGATTTAGGGAATACAGATACCTCCATCACTCGTCTTTCAGCTTGAGAGGCTGGTATTGAGGGTAAAAGGATACTCACAACGTCTCCACTTGTAGTTTCAGCTGCTTCTTATACAACAGATACAGGTACGTCATTAAATATGGACAACCTTGATATGTTTATCATCACAGCTCAAGCTGGTGCTCTTTTATTTAATGCACCATGATGAACTCTAGTACAGTGAAGAAAGTTAGTAATTAGAATCAAAGATAACTGAACAGCTCGGGCTCTTACGTGGAACGCAGTATTTAGATGAATATGAGTATCACTACCAAGTACAACTGTTCCTAGTAAAACTCTTTACCTTTGATTTATATACAACTCCACTGATACAAAGTGGGACTTGGTTGCTAACCAACAGGAAGTATAATTTTTAACAAAATACGTATGTCATTTTTAGAAATCACACCACAACAACAAACAGGTATTCAAATAAAAGCATGGATTGACTCACTCCATGCAAATATTGATTCTGCAAAGGTTAACTACGATAATATAACAAACTGGCTTTCTATAGTAGAATCAAATGAAGAATACACTGAAGAAAACAGGGTTGCAGTTTTACAGAAACTCAACGAAGCTGTAGAAAAAATTAAATCTCTTTTACCAACAGAATAATGGCACTAATAGATAATCTCGTCTCATATTATAAACTCGACGGAAACTCAAATGATTCATTGTGATGAAACAATGGCTCTGATACAGCTATTTCATATGTATCTTGAAAGATTAATAATTCAGCAAGTTTTAATGGGACTTCTAGTGTAGTATCTATAGCAAATTCATCTAATCTAAACATTACTAATGATATTAGTATATTTTGTTGGATTAATGCAGGAGCACAAACAAACACATATTCGGCATTCGTGGAAAAACATTTCTCACAAAGTTATTACTTTTGATATTGAAATGCTAAAAAACTATCTTTCTACTATGGATGAACGGAGGTAACTTCGGGAGCAGATAGGATAGTAGAATGAGCATGGCAACACGTATGAGTAACATATAATCGTAGCACACAAACAGCTAAATTCTATGTTAATGGAAGTGTAGTAGATACATTTACAACATTTAATCCAACAGTTACTTGATGAACTACAACAGTTCTTCTATGAAAACAACAACTCGCATCAAGATTTTATAACTGACTATTAGATGAGGTATGAATTTGGAATAGAGAATTAACTCCTTCTGAAGTTTCTTCTCTTTATAACTGATGAATATGAATATCCTACCCATTCTCACAAACAAATACCTGATTATCCTTTCTATTCTTCAACTAAATGAAAATACAAGTCGTACTAATACAAAAATGAACCTTAGAAAAGGTTGAATGAACAAGACTCTGGAAAGTAGCATCCCCTTACATCTGGGAAATACGAAACTGAAGAAATAGGATGGTTGTTGTGCCAGAATGATTTATAACAGACTTTGGTTCTGTTCCAAGGATGTTCTGGCTTATCTTTAACCCAACTGCATACCACACATACATACTACATGACTACCTATATAGGAACAGGTTAATCAATAGAACGTTGAGTGATTTGAGTTTACAAATATGACTATTAAGTGAGGGGGCTTACTGATTAGAAGCATACTCTATATGGGCTGGTGTTAGACTATTTTGATGGATATATTATAATAAAAATAACAAAAATAAATATGATTGAACTAACAGTTGCTAGTTTCGTAACAATCGGCTCTGCCGTAGTCTCCGCACTTGCTGCCATTACACCATTTGTGTGGAGCTTTTCATCTTGGAAAACTAAAGTTGAATCCAAGCTTGATAGTGACGATAAGCGAATTTCTGCAATAGAAGCACTGGACATCTGAGTAGAGTTGGCTAAAATGAATACAACTCTTAAACACATCGAGCTATGACAAGATAAGATAGAGCGATTACTAACTAAAAAATAATATGGAAAAAACTTTTGATATAAGCTCAATCTCATTTAACGCTATAGATGTTCCTCAAAAGGAAACTGATATACTTTTTGAAGAAGAGTTTGCATGAAGTAATAGTCTACCGTCTTCTTATTTCATGCCGTATCCTTTCATCTCAAACCAGTACTCAACACCAGACTGTACGGCGCACTCTCAATGAGGGGTAAGTAATCAAAATAATGGCTTAGAAGCTTTCAATCTTAATCTCCCACCAGAACATAGACTTATTGACCCTGTTGAGCTTTGAAAGTTCTGACATAAAGTCGGTAAGATTAACTCTGAAGGTTGATTAATAAACTGGGCTTTCAAGTATCTGATTAACTGGGAATACATAGTTTGATATTCTGTAGTTACGAAGAACGTAGAACCTATTAAAAGAGCAATTCTAAGAAATGGTGCGATAGTGACTTGAAGTAATAAGATTACTTGGTCTGAGTTTGATAATGGATGGATTGCAAAATATAGAGCAAACTCTCCATGACATGCTTTCCGTATTGACTGATGGGATGACTCGAAATGAGCTTTCCGTATAGTTAACTCTTGGTGAGAAGGATGGTGAGATGGTTGATTCTTCTGGTTGAAATATTCAGATGTTAATCTTCTCTTTACCTGTTATGCCTTCCATGATAAAAAAGATGAGTCAGTTATGCTTAGGGCAAAGGCTAAGAAGAATTGAATTTGGTGAGGTGAGAGAGCTGAAGAGATTGCGACTCGTAGAGAGTGTGTGATTATAGCATCGCGCATCGTATGAAAGAGGTGAACAGATTTCGACCTCCTCTCTACCGCTAAGCTCCAGTGAATATATGATGGAACTCGTGATGATGAACCAGTTACCTTATTTGAAGCTAAGGTTATCTTTTCTCGACTATGAGCAAAGAAGACTCCTAAATCAAATACAAGGTGAGCACTAAGCGAATGTGTACAATAAATAAATAATAGCTAATTATGGCAAACAACAATTCTTACATATTTAATGAGCTGGCTGCTTGAACTATTGACTGAGTTAATGTAACTTTTACGGTTGCAAACTCGATAGCGTCTATAGAGAGTCTACGTATCTGATACGTTGAATATACCTCTTTCTCATTTAGTGGAAACACCATTATTCTTGACGATGCTCCTTCTGTTATAAACGGTGGAGTGTACGTTGATTACTTCTATGAGGAAACGAATAATGAGTTTGCTTCTGTTAATCTTATATACGACGAAGTTCTTATATGAGAGCTAGACTGAGTAAATAAAGTTTTCTACTCAATCTATCCAATCGATAAGATAGATGAACTGAGAGTATGAGGTATATCGTATTCAAATTTTTCATTTAATGGAAGATGTGTTACCCTAGCAGCAGCTCCAAGTATTGTTCTTGGTTTGCCACATATTGATTATTATAGAAAAGACGCATCGGTTAATACAATCGATAGCTGAGTAACGCTGAGTGAGCTACGCTCTTCAATTTACACACGTCTTTGACAAACAGTTACCTCTCTTCAGTATCCGAAGGAACTCGCCGACGAGTATATAAGTGAGTGAGTAACTCGTATTAGTAAGATGAAACGAGATAGAGTTAAAAGATGAATACTTTCTTTTCATAAAGCGTATGATTGAACTATCTCCACAACAAATTGAAACGTTATTAATGTTGGTACAACTTCAAAATACCTTCCAGCTAAGGGTGCTGCAATTATTAGAGGATGAGATGTAGTATTTTATTCAACAAAAACAGAATCTACAATTGCTTCTCTTAATGACTTAGATTTAAACCTAATAGAGTGAGAGAGAATCAAATATTGATACAAGCTTTCCAGAACTATAGAGAAAGTAAGCGAGGTATTCATTAATTGATTTAAACTTACTCCTGCGGACTTCGCAGAATACAGAGCATACCCAGACTTAGATAAATTCTGCGTATATAATTGATACCTGTTTCTTCCATACAGAACTACTGACGCGGAGGTTGTCACTGTAGTCTACGTTGGTAAGCATAACTCAACCTACACTGATAATGATATTATAGACTTTGATTGAGACTATCTCCCAGTAATTAAGTCATTTGTTCTATGGAACATGTATAAGGATAGGGAGGATGATAGGTTCAATCTAGAGTATACAAACTATAAAGAAGTGCTTCGTGAGTATAAGCGGGAACTAAGTAAGCAGTACGAAACAACTTCTTCCGTATTCCAAACAGCATGAATACTTAATCGATTTTAAATATGAGCCTGATAGATAAATGATATAGAACATCGAGATGGAATGACTTTTGATGAGGTATAAACCTCAGAATGAGTCCAGACTCCATAGATGATAAGCAATGGACTATTGGAAATAACATGGCTTCTGAGTGAAACAAACTTACTATTATTAAATGATATAGTGAGTTTGTAACTCCGTGAACATGAATATCAAAGTCCCAGTGAATATCATTGTATTCTTGAAAAATACTTATTGTTCATAACAGAAACCTTTATATATACGATACAGCCAATGGCTCTACGTATACGAAGACAAATGCCGTTGCAAATGCAACTGACACATACTCTATACTAACAACAAAGTCATTTTCCTCTGGTAATATAGCAATAGTAATAATTAACCTAAACTCCGCTACTACAGAAGATGTAGTTGCTTATGAGTTTGACTGAGCAGTTTTTACAACAAAGACATTTACCTCTCTCGCAGACAAGAACTTTAAGTGTGGTGCATTCTATGAGGGTAAACTTCTTCTTGGTGGCAATCCAAAGTTTCCTTCATCTCTTTATACATCAAGAACTTGAAGCGTATTAAACTCAAACTATATATATGACTTCTCGGCGTATGATTCGTCTTCTCAAAATATAGGAGATGGTGAGCCAATTGTAAATATAACGGCGAACCATAATGAGTTATTTATATTCAAGACAAATTCTATATGGAGACTTAATTGAACGAAGGATACGTGAACTGTGTTTGCATATGTATTCAAGCAAGAGACGGCTACATGAGCACTTAATAATAAGTGTGTAGTCCCTGTAGAACAGGACATTATATACTTCGACTGAATTAATATACGTAGATTAAGTTATGAAATAAATATTAATGCTCTTAATGACGATAGTGTTAGTAAAGAGATTAATCCTATAATCGATAGCCTGCCATCTAATCAGTCAGCGAATGCTACAATGTACTACGTTTATCCATTCGTTAAGCTGCACCTTCGAGATAAGTTCTCTACAAATAACTCTATTGCTATCGTATACAATATAGTTGATAAGTCTTATTCTACTCAGAGCGGGATGGAAGTAATTCAGTGAGTTTGATGATTTGTTAATAACAAGCGAACTGCTTATTTTATTACATCGCAGACTTCAACTGTATATCAAGATAACTTCGGGTATACGTACAACTGAGGAAACATTATATTTAACCACAAATCAAAAAGGTATGTCCTTTGAGATGGTGTAGACTATAAGAGGATATCCCAAGTTGAACTCTACTGAAAGATTACTCCATGATTGAAAATATATGTAGATGTTTATGTTAATTGACTACTTATAGATACCAGAGAGATATTCTTCGAGGAAAGTATCCAGCCAACCACGTGAACATCCCCATTCTGAAATACAATGTTTTGATGAAGTAATGAGCAAGATGAAGACGACTTCCGAGTATTTAATGTAAGGTACGAGTACTTCAATGACTGAAGAGACTTTCAATTCTGAATACGTGGCAACTGACAGTGAGGTGCTGAAATACACGGAGTTAACCTCATGTGGAAACAAATTAAAGCATACGAACTCCATTAAAAATAACTGAATATACTATATATGACATACCAAGCAGAAAGCTTCTATAGGGCTAAGATAACTACATCAATAACATCAAGTGCGGTTTGCCCGATTACTATTCGAGTAAGTAAACTCCCAACTCGTGCATCATGACTTCTTACTATAAGCCCAAATACCGAGTTTGAAGAGATTGTAGAGTATGGTAATATAAACGTTGGTAACTTAACTATCGATATTACTAAACGCGGTATAAACCCCGCATCAACACTTCTTACTACAAACGGAACTGATTATAATAATGTGACATTCCAGAAGGAACACACTCAAAATGATATAATCAGATGAGATGTAAATCACATCCATATAAACCAAGGTATCGGTAATACCACACTTGCTACAGAATCATCTGTTGGTATTAGTAAACTAAGTGTTGCTGCCGTTGACCCATGAAATCCCGTGGTTGTTGGAGACAACGACCCAAGACTATGAGCAAGAATTGCTTGCTGAAGAATTGACTTAACGTCTGCTACAACAACTCTAACTACTTATAATATAGGATTCAGACCAAAAATGGTGAGGTTGACTGCTACTCGTGGTTCAACAGAATGACCATTCTCATCTTCAGTTACATATGATGGATGAAGTACGTTTACCGTATATGCCGTTCATGATACTAGTGTTAGTCCAGCCGTAACGCGCTTACGACATGATACTCAAAACTGAAGCGCTGTAATATTAAGAAATCAAGATGGTACTGCTGTGGTAAATATAGTGACGGTTGGTTTTGTAAGTAACTGATTTACACTATCTTGACCGCTCTGGACTTGAATCTCTCAGTGTTCTATAACATACGAAGCATTCGCCTAATAAAATAAAATATGCCAACAATAGATAATTCATCACAAGCTCGTCTTGCTAAGCTCCAATCCAGCTGAATGGGGGACTCACCTCTTGCAAAGAAACTTCAAGCTGAGTTGGGTGTCCCAACGACTCAAGTCAATACGAACACTACTCCAGCTACCGAAGTCCCGCTCGCACCCACAACAGTAACTCCAGAACTAAATCCAGTTGTGAGTGGAACTGTTGGTGTCGGTGGTATGCAAACTTCTCAAGCATGAACAGCAACGACTCGTTCCGATGTTGTAAGTGATACTAGGATTGAAGCCGATAAGACAATAGCAGATACAGCTAAAGCAGAGGCAGATAGTCAAAAAAAGATAACTGAAGAGTTATCTAAAATAGATAAAGCTCAGCTAGACACTGTAACATCTGATACTCAAAAGAATCAAGCTGAATTTGAAAAAATACAGAATGAACAAATTCTTGAAAAATCAAAGAATGAGATTGACTACCAGAATGAGTTGAGGAAATATACGGATGAAGAAGTATCAAGTATTAAAAGGCAGCAAGAAAGTGAAAACCAAGCAAACGCTGCCGCAGCAGCTGAATTGAAAGCAAAGAGCGACGCAGCTGAATATGAGATGAAAACTCAAAATGAGATTGCAACACAACAGGCAAATATTGCATTTGCTAAATTGTGATTAAGCTTTTCGTGAGCTGCAATTAATACTGCAACAAACATATACACTCAATGAGTATATAATCTTGCAAAACTAAAGACAACCAACGCTAGGAATTATGCTGACCTACAAGTAAAGATAAATACTATTGCCTTTGACCATACAAGACAGGTAAATAATATCATACAAGAGGCTACGGAAAAAGAGTTTACAAGTAAGGAACGCCTCAGGGAGTTTATTGAGAAGGCACAAACAAATATCCTTAATAGTAAGGAGAGTGCACAAAAGACTATCCAATCTGCAATCGACTCATACAAAAAGGAGCGACAGGCTAGAGAAGATAAACTCTATTCAGATATGAATGCTGCAAACGCTCGTCTGCAGTCAGCCACTTCTGATATACAAAAAACAGTTGAGGCTAACGAGAGTACTGCAAAGAAAAAGATTGAACTCCTTATTGCTAACGGGCAATGGGGCTCACTTAGTCCAGCACAACGTGTTGAATTAGAACAACGTGCTTGAGTTCCAGCTGGAACAACTGCAAATACTATCGTTGCAAAGACTACACAGATGCTTATGGATAACCTTAAGACAGTTGTTGGTAAGAATGTAAGTGTACCACCAGCCATCCTTGCGAAGATGCACACTGAGGTTCAAAGAGCACTTAATTTAAATATCCCACTCGCCACAGCAACACAGATTGCAATCGATAAATATAAAAACTCTATCCCTCAAGTTAAACAGATGGAAGATGCTGCTTTAGCTAAGGCTGCCCTTGATGCCGCTAAGACTAAGGCTGATATAGATGTAAAGGAATCGACTGTAAATAAGAATAATGCTACAGCAACCAAAGCTCTAAGAGCTCCATCTGGAGGCTCTGGGTGAGGAACAAAACAAAAAAGGTACGCTTGAGTTACAGTATCCTGAGAAGCGTTAATAGATAAGGGATGAGTACCGTATACACTTGATTGAAAGGTATACACATGACAAGTATTCTCTCTTATGTGAACTGAACAGTGAGGTGATTTATTCAATCCAACGCTTGAATCTAGATACCTAAAAACTCCAGCACAAAATAGTACCCCTCCAGTACAGATGCCAAAACTATCAACAAAATGATTCGTATCTGCTCTGTGAAGTCTCCTAATGAAATAATTAAAGTAAAGTAAAACACCTATGTGAATATTATCAACAATCGGGTCAATTGCTACCAAGAAAGTCGCTAAGGCGATAGTAAAAGAATGAGTGAAGAAAGTTGCTCCACTTCTTACAGCTACAAAAGTAATCAATCCTACTGCCCCAAAAGTGAGGGTTAAGGATATTCCAATTACGCAAGCCCCACTTACACAAGGTGGGGTTACTATGGACAACCCATATGCTGATTATGGGGATTCGTTAAATACTCTTGAAAAAGAAACATCATCAGCAAAGGCATCTGCACTTCTAAATGACTACAAGTCATTTTCAGCAAATGAAGAATATAAGAAATCTCAGCAATGAGTACTCGGTTCTTTATCTCCTAAGAAAACAAAGGATTTATTCGAGGTTGATAAACCAATGGAGAACAATTTTGTTGATGTAGATAAAATAAAGAAACAATCTAAAGTTCCACTTCGAGCCCAACTACAAGAAAAGCTTACTACAAAAATTGATGAATCGATTAATTCAATTGCAAGATATAAGTCTGCAATAAAGGAATATAAAACTCCGTGAAACAGAATAGAACAAAATCTAAAGAAACAGCTATGAGAGGAGAAATATAATAAGTTCAAAGAAAATGTAGATATGGAATCTACCTATGTTACTGCTCTTCGAGAGGATGAGGAACTCAGGAATACTGTTCCAACATTTACCCGTTCTCTTTACAAGGGGCTTATGTTTGACTATGCTCTTGATAAAATAACATGAGGGAATGTTCGTGCTCTTAATAAGGCTGCTGACTTTCTCAATGATACTTGAGAGATGGATGAAAATAATCTCACTATGTTTGCAGGACAACTCATAGGTGATGCTCCTGTGTACCTTGCTGCTTCCATGATGGGAACGGCTGCTACATGAGAGTGACTAATAAAACTATGACTTGCATCCAAATCAAAAGAGTTACTTAAGGCTTGAATGGGTATTGCCAATATGCAAAAGAATTCTCCTTATCTCTATGCGGCGACATTCGACTCTGCATTCTCAACCGCTGCTGAATACTGAGTTAAGAAGGCTACTTGAGTAGACTTTACGGCGGAAGATGGAATACGTTCACTTATACTTTGAGCGATTGTTCCAAAGGCTATTGGTGAGATAACAGATGCTACAGCCCGTTCCGTAAAGTACGGTGCTGATGTTATATGAGGAATGATTAAGCCAAAAGATTTTAAGGTTCTTGATAATGTTATTAAGGAGGGACTGGAGAATGGTGAGACTTCTATAAAGAATATTTTAGAACAGAACTCAACTATAAAACTTTCCAACTGAAAAACTATAGGCGATGTACTTGAGAATATCCCAAGCGTAAAGTTAGACAATAACTTCAATTGAATTGATGTGAGTGTTTCTCTTGCGAATAAAGGCGTGAGTGTAAGTACTATGGCTGCCAAGCGTATCGCTTCATTTGTAAAGTCCGTTAATAAAACTATAGATGATGGGAATAATGATGCAGCAACTCTTGTAGATGACCTCCTTCTTAAAGTATGAGAGACGAATGTACATGACGATGCTTCTATAAAATCAATAATCTCAGAAATTGAAACAAAATCATGAGTAAAGGTTGAAATTGATAAGATAGATACAACTACTGATGATGTGTTAAGTGAAGTAATTCATTCTCCGACATTTGATATAGAGAAGTTTAAAACCTCAACCTCAGTAGAAGATATATACTCTTCTTTCAGGGCTAAGTGAAAAACATCTCAAGACGAGATACTTGACGCAAGAGCCTCTATCGAAGTAATGAATAGATGAGCTGCAAAAAGGGTTGAAGAGTTGGCTAAGAGAGAGTGAGTGGACTTTGACTGGAACAAGGCTGTCGATAATTGAAAGACTGATAAGGAATACTTGTATAAGGTTATGGACTCAGTTGAATCTAGTACTATATGATATAATTCATTTAGTAAAAAACTTCTCTCTGAATTTAGAGAAAAGGCTAAGTCAATCAAATCTAACCTTACCTCTGCTACAAGAGCAGATGCTATTGGACTATGAAAGGAGGCTCAATCAAATGTTGATACACTTACTCGTGACGTGAAGGTTCTTACTAATCGATTGAAAACAGCAGCCACACAAACCCAGAAGAATGTTATTCGTGAGACTATCGATAAGAAAAACCTCCAGATAAGTAAGATTAAGTCTGAGTATAGGAGTAAGGAAAGTGATAGAAAGGCAGTTGCTGCTCTTATTAAGTCAGAAATAGATTTGGTAAGCAAGCGCGGTGAGTTTGCTACTGTTCTTTCCCAAAAGGAGCTGAAGGCTGTTAAGGATGCGTATAAAGCTCGCATCTCATGAAAGACAACTCTTACTCAAGCGGAAGAAGTACTTAACGCATTTTCTGAAAGAATATACAAGCTTTCTTACAATAAGCTTACAAATGCAATAGGCAAACAAATTAAATCAGTAAATAAGCTTGTTACAACTAAGAGTAAACAATCAAAGATTGACCCGTACTACGTTAAGCTTATGAATGATGTAGTAGAGGCAATCGACTGAACACCAAATCTACTTAAGTTGTCTGAGGTAAAATTGAAACTTGATAACTATGAAAAGGAGGGGAGAGACATATTCACTGAGAATAGGAATAGATTAAACTTCTCTGCTTCTGATAACTTGGTGAGAATCGTAAATGAGCAGAATGGAAAGAAGATTAAGGCACTTTGATTTAACTCGGCGGAATACGGATGAAAGAGGCGCGATTTGATTGATAACGTAATTAGCTTCTTCGGAAACAATACCCAATCACATTGGTATATACCATCTATGTTTGGCGAGCGTTCTACTTGAGACTTCGTCTTTTCAATACGACCGACTCAGAAGTACTCAAGATGGTTTAGTAAGCAGCTTCATATAAACAACAGGCTCGTTCCAGAAATTCTGGATTCTATTCGTTGAATGGAAAAAGATTTTGATTCCGTTAAGGCTAAACTTACATTGTGGAGATTAAGGAACTCATGAGCTAATGAGTGGAACATAATGAATAAGATGCTGGTACGGAAGAATTGAAATTCATACCGAGTAATATCAGATGTTCAATGAAACATTGGAAAGGAATGAAATATAGAATTTCATAAACTTGAAATGGACGAGAGGCAGAAAATTCTTGATTCTATATACGCAGAACTCGACAATCAGTTCCTTAAAAACAAGTCATTTAATAAACTTGAAAATACTCTTAGGGAGTACTTCGACTCTGTTGGCAATGAATCTTCCGACATACTAAGAAGGGTTGCATGAAAGCATTTTAACAAGAATACTCTTCATCACCCTGCTATACGGAAAAGCGGTACGAACAACAACTCTATCCTCGATGTAAACGGAGAATACTCTCAGTTCCAGAAAGACGTAATTAATGACGGGTTTGTTAATTCAAGAAAGCCACCAAAAGACTTTATTGAACTTAACCTCGACTTTCAGTCAAACATGATGTACCATACAAATACCGCCCTCTATTGGACGAATATGGTTGAGTCTGTTATTGATATGGAGAAGACTCTATTTAAACTTAAGTCTTGAAATGTTTGAGATGACTTTGTAGAACACCTCGCCAAAGCTGGGAAGTGAGAAAACGAGTGAGATAAGATACTCGACTCGATTTCTGATATGAGTAGGTTTCTTCTTGATGCTGAAGCAACTTGAAGTAAGTACCTAACTCCAGAAGCAGAGAGAGTACTAAGAATACATATTGGAAAGTTTGCTACAAGATGACAAAATATTAAATGAGTTGTATGAGTTGATTCTCATGCAATCGTTGGCAAGATATCCCAGTGAACTATACCGATGATTCTTTGAGGTATTAAGTCTGCATTTAAGCAGTTTTCTTGATACTTTGATGCAACAGCTTATGGTTGAGTAAGAAATGCACAATCGGCTGTTAAATCCGTTATGGATGTTACAGATATAGGAAAGAGTATAGATAATATACAAGACGCTATGGAGGTTTCTTGAATACTCTTTGAGAGACAACCAAACGTATTCACAAAGGAATCGAGATGACGCCACTATTGAATAAAGGGCGAGCTCTCTACAATATCAAGAATTGGAGAACTAAGGGACGCAAGTGGTGAGTTGTTTATGACGATGATGAAAGCTTCCGATTGAATGGTATCTGCCCACTCTTGGTTTACATGACTCGCAAAGTATCTAGACGAGACTCATCCAGAACTTAAAACGTCGGGAAAAGCAATTAATCTAAAGGAGATAAGGCAAAAGCTTTCCCCAGAGGAGTTTGATGATGCTGTAGGTTTTGCCGACGTATTTATGGGGAAAATTATGGGCTCTAATCAGCTAGTCCACGCAGGAACAGAATCCCAGAGTATACTAAGTAAAGGTGTATTCTATATGGGTAAAACTGCGTATAACCATATGCTCCTTCTTGCAGACCAAGCAAAGCGTATATTCTGAAAAGACCCTAGATTTAAATGAGCTCCAGATAGAGCACTGGCTGCTGCTTACTTATCTGCGAACCTTGCTGCTACATATGCACTATGGCAAATAATTGATAGCTATAAGGACGAGTTCGATGTTATGATAGGCGCTAAGTCAGAGGAGGATGTAAAGAAAAAGTACGACTTTATATGAAACGAGGTTGATTCCGATTCATTTTGGTATAAGGCAAGTTACCTTCTACAAGTAATGGTAGTTGCGCCTTCGACGTGAATCGATTTAACTCGATGATTTACCCCTCTTACACAATACGGAAAGAAGGTTATGAATGCACCTACTTTCTGAAGAAAGGCGGAGGAGGCTTGATACCTCGCACTCCAGTGACTAACTAACGTACATAGGGACTATATAAATATAGCTCGAAAGAACCTCTCTTCAGCTTGAAAGCTTGTAGATGAGAAATTCGATGTTACAGCTGCTTGACGTAAAGTATATGATGAGGCTGTTAGTTCTATCTACTCTACTGTTAATGGTGGCGAGAAACCTTCTATTATGGAACTTATGAAATGAGAAACAAATAAATGAGTAGAACTCCCCACTTGAGATAAACTCGATTCTCTCATTAAAACTCAAAAGGCGGTAACTGGTTCACAAAAAAACCTCTCTGATATAAGAAAGGAGGGTGATATAACTGAACAGTGATTTATGGATTGATTTCTCGCAGAATATCCAGATGCTTCTAAGGAATCATTTGTTGAATATGCTAAGGCAAACCAAGACGTAATCAAAGAGATGTGAATAACAAATAAGAGCCAGCTTCTAAGTATCTATACGAAGATTGAAACGCAACGAGTAAGAAGTAAGTGAGAGGAAAACTCTATACTTATGTGAAAGCCTGGTGAGGTTATATACGATGTTAAGATAAAACCACTCGTCGATAGTTGAGACTATCAATGAGCACTAGATGAAATTAAGATTCTTATGGAAAGTTGAGTCATAAAATCAAGAAGTTGAGCTCAAAGAATAGTCGAAATGGCTAAAAAATGAGCATCTTGAAGATAAGCGTATTTATAAGCCGATAGCGATGTTCTAATAACGTAGCGTAGGGTAATTCGTTTATTCTTGTACATAGCCCTTGTAGGCAAAATAAAAGCCCCGATTTTTACATCGAGGGCTTTTTTACTGTAGTCTTCTTTCTAGTTCCTGAGTAAGAATTATTTTTACTCTCTCTTTTTCAAAAACTTGTGTTTCTAGTATCTTTCTAATATGGGAAGTTTCTAATTGTTCTAGTGGTACATATCTAAGAGGCTGTTTTGATTTACCAACGTAAGTACCCCAAAGTAATGGGGTAGTACCGTAGCAGTAACCAATACATTCTACCAATCACGTTAAGTCATCAGTATAGAAGCATGCTCACGCATTTTCCAGAAGTTGCATAAGGCGCAAGTCTGGATTTTTATTCCAAGCCTCCTCTATAATAGAGAGTATTGGTTTTATTCTTGCAGCTGGTCTCATTGTGGTGGTGGGTTATTATTAGATATCTGCCACATAACATATTTAACAAAGTTATTCCAGTCATATAGATATACAACCATTCAACTTTCTCATGGTATTTGCGGAGCAGTCATTCACCTGAAGTATTTATCGGCGTATATTTTTAATTCCTTGTTTCCTCAGATAACCTGGCTTACATTAACATACTCTATACTTCAGTAAATCTTTGGCTCAACAGCTTCTATGTTTCGTGCTTTCTTTGGCATAATCCTTTAGTTAATAGTATAAACTCAAGAGTCATCTATTTCAGAAAACATAATAAGTCACGAGTACTTGTCTATATTAACTTTATTAATAAATTTCTCATAGTCTGATTTTGGAACGGCGAACTCTCTTGCCGTATTTGGAAATACAAAAATGAGGTGAACATATTCGTCCTTCTTCATTATATTTCTTGTTTCGATGGAGTTACATTCTCCGATGTTTAGAATCATTACTTTCATAATAAGTTTTTAAATAATAAATAGTTTTATACCCTAAAGTACATATCAATCTCATCCTGAGTACACTTTTCGATATAAGCAGAATCATGTCAGTTATACGTTATAGTTCAGTCGTAACACAATTCTATATAAGTAATTACAGAAAAAGTTGCCATAAGCGCATCGCCTGATTGCCTAGACCAAATCTTTACTCTTTCTCAGACTGAGAATTTTTGGAGTTCAGTTGGCTTATATACTCTTGAACTTGGACTTGGAATTTTAGCCGCGGATTGACATTGTGTTTCACACATAGTAAAAAAGAAAAAGGATAAATTTAAATGGAGCGGTGAACGGGAATCGAACCCGCGTAATAGTGGTTTTGAAGACCACCTCTTAAACCAACATAAGGTAACCACCGCTGGCAGAACATCTAGGTAACGCACCTAGTCTAACAGTTTTGGAGGCTGTCGTGCTACTTTTACACCAATGTTCTATGGTGGGGACGGGTGGAATTGCACCAACGTTGTTTCTAGTGTCAAGGATTTACAGTCCTCTGCCTTCGCTACTCGGCACACGTACCCTTAAAGTTCTGTCGTTAAAGAACCATAACCCGCTGTCATTTAAAGTCGTTTCTTACAGTGACTTGCTAGAAAAGCCATCGGGGAAAGTTATTCAAAACCCCTTCTTTATTCTCCCATAGTTAAACTCGTTTAAGAAATCCCTATGGTACAATTTGAGTCCCAGTTGCTCATCTCTGGATTCTAAACGTTATAAACGAGTAAAGTAGAATAACTTTTATAGTTTATCCTCTTTGCGGAGTGGTTTTATATAAAACTCTCTGTCTTTGGAATACCTCATAGTCTCCTTTCTTTTCAAATTGTCATTACTGGACGGTTTTCGAGAAAATTCTGAACTAGAACAATAGCTTCTTCAAGCTTACTTATTGCAAGTTGTCTACTATCAGTTGCCTCTCTCTTATATAATTCATTAATGACATTATTTATTTCGCTTATCATATTACTTAGTTTTTACGAATTGTAGGAGACTATTATGGAACAACCATCAATCAAGCTTTCAAGCCATTGCTAGTTTTCATACGGCGGAGAATACAGAGTATGGGCCCTTATACCTCCCAGCAATCATAATACTAGAGAAACTTACTGGTTCGTTTGAGGCGAATAGGTCTAGTATCCTCTGAAGTTTCTTTGAGAGGAAAATTTCTTGGTTCATAATTATATATTGTTGTTATGAGTACGTATTGATATTTCAACGTAACTCGTTTCTAAAGAGCGTCGCTCTGATAAACTCATTTCAACAGAGTGGATACAAAACCATCAAACCTTATCATTAGTATCGTCCACAAGAATTCCCTTTGGGTTCTTTTCTTTGTGATACCTTAATCAGTCTTCTATCATTTTTGCCATCGCACTACAGTTTGAACTATCCAGTTGCCTCTTTCATCAACTATTCCCTGTGGAGAAATAGAATTTGAAATAAATATCAACTTTTTCTTTTATTGGTTTTATCTTCTTTTGTTCAAGATAATACCAGATGTCATCGTGCCAAATGTCGGATGCCTTCTTCCTAACCCATTGTGTTCACGGTCATCCGCTCCACACTTTGTTAAGAGAAAGCTTCATGTCATCATCAAACTCTAATCTGATTCTAACAATTTCTCCTTCTTCTTTGGACTTTTTTTCTTTGCTCATAATTTCTTTCGTTTCTCGTCCGTCTTTTTAGTGAAGGAGAGGCTGTATATTTCCGAGCCAAATCAGTACTTAACTCAGATTTTATTGCCCTCACCTAATACTCATTCAAGGTAACAGTTAAAGAGAAATTCTTGGTAGTAAGCGAATATCTCCTCTGTTTCCTTTGAGAGTTTGATTCAAGTAGAATCCATAATGTGGCGAACTGCATGAACTATTTCATGGACTACCACACTCTTATTGTTGATATCCTTAAGCCATACCTTCGGGTATTGTCCGTTTTCTGTTACAGTGAGACCGACGGAGTTAGTATGAGCTCATGTTTCAACATCATCTAACTCAGTAGACTCAAGAAACTCATCTGACTCACAATCCCAATAGTAGACTATGCCCATATTAAGTATGGGCTCGTGGAAGTAAAAACTCTTCATATTTTAAATTTGGTCAATGTAATGAAATCTGTACTCTTCTATCATTTTCTTTAATTCTTTTGGCGGATACAATTCCAATGGATGGAAATGGTATCCAGTTTCAGTTAACTCTATTACTCAAATCTTTTTGATTCATTTTGCGAGTGCATATAAACTTAGTTGAAGTCGAGCCTTCTTTAGTTTATCAGATGGTTTTTTATATTCACTTATTGGTATATTAAACTTATGCTTTGCGAGCCCATAAGTCTTCCAATCAAGTACCCATTTTTCTCCATCTATTTCTGCAACCAAGTCTATAGTTCATTGATAAAACTTTGTTTGGAAGTAAACCTCCATTCATATAGGCTTTACATTGAAGTCCTTAAGGAACTGTATTCATCATTTGATAAATCATTTATATTTATCTCAGACATCCTCAATTCAGTCCTTCATATACTTCTCAAGAGAAGCATGGACAAATGTTCATCATCATGAAGCCTCGCTCATATAATCCGATGGTACTACACGGTACAGAGAAAGCCAATCGTAGAACCTTGCTCTAACCTCATTTGTAAAAGGGAAGAAGTATTCTACGATGGAACTTACTCTTGGTAGTGTCGGACTATAGTTATTTGGAGTCTCACTCAACCGTATTTTCTTTAATCTGTGACGCGAGCTCGATTGTTTTAGGTCACATATGTAAATCTATCATCTGAAGCATTCATTTCGCCTTGTCTTCATTAAAGCGCTTTGGTAGTCCAGATATAACTCAATCTAGGAACTTTCTATATTCTGCAACTGAGATAATTCAGTCTTCGCAAAGAACAACTCTTTGTATATAACTATCTCTACCTGGAAATTCTCCTGAAGAGAGGTAGCTGTTAATCTCCTCATCAGTTCAGAATTGCTCAAGCATACGTTCAAAAAGGTATTGACCTAACTTGATTCACCGCTTGGCTGGGATGTTTATTGTTGAAAATTTCTTATAACTCATTTTGTCTAAAAGGGAATGTCTTCTATGTTAATCCCGTCTCCTTTCGTGTTATCAGATAGTGGGAACGGTGATACTTCTTTAAATGAATACTTTGTATCAAGACCAGTTCCATCTACTGCAAACTCGAACGCTTTTCCGACCATTGAAGGAACGATTGCATCCTCCCAATTAAATGGAAGACGTTTTTCTTTCTTCACCTCTCCTGTAAGTCTATCCTTAACATCAACCTCAACCTTATCGATGCCCTTTGTAAGCATCATAGATTGTGCGATTGATTGGATTCTACTTGCTGGAAATGCAGTAAGACGTACCACCTCTCATGGAGAAGTTGTATATTCAACCTCTCTATTTGCGTTCTTATCCCAAACCATTACGGTTACTGGAGATTTAAGCGCGACTTCTATATCGTAAACCTTTTTGTAAGTTTTGAAGAAGTCTTTATTAGGAGGGGCAACTTTCGTAAACTTAAACTTTCCAACTGATTTGTCGTACTCCTGAAGACGAAGGTGAAACCTTGTTTCGTTGTCACTCGGGATTGCTTCTGCATCTCACTGAAACAGTACGTCTTTCGTAGCTGAGTCTGGGAAGTATGAGAATGTCTTATATGTTTTCTCACTATCGTTCCATCCATACCGATAACTCGGATAAATGTTTACTATCTGAACCTGAGTCGGCTCAAGACTTCTAAATAGTGAGCTTTTAATTTTAATCATAATATCTAATAATTCGTGAAGTAATTTCAAGTATGTCCTGAAGTTTAATAAGGTATCAAACGGAACGCCAGCCGTCTCATCATTTGATTTTTCTTATTTTGGATTTATTCTCCAAGATAAAGTTCTTTAATTTCTCCACATTGATAAGTAAAGTTGTATTATCGAATGAATAACTTATTACATCTATTCTTTCATATTTGAATATTCAAGATGGTTTTCAGTTGCATTCTACCTCGATAAATACATTTCAAGTCTTTGACACCATTCTATCAAACTTACACTCAACAGAGTGTCATAGTTCTCAGATAATATCGACTCATTTTTTTTCGTCATTCTTTCACCATTGCGTTTGTGGGAATAGTGATTGTATCATTTCTAATACTTTATGTTCGTTCTCTCTTCCTAATTCTAGGTCTTCTTTGAAGCTCATTTTACTAGCTTATGGATATCTAATAGCACGGCTGGTGGTTTGTAGTCTCAGTCAACTATGTAGTCATCACCTCAAGCATAAAAGTATTTCAAATCCTTCATTCTCGTATCTACCTCATTAACTGAAGAGCCTCTCAGCTCAAGCCTGTCTCTGATAGACTTTGTATCTACCTCTATATAGGCACTTACAAATGGAATATTATGAAGCCTAAAATATTTTTTAAGAGCCTCTCTTCATACTGGCTCTGCTATAAAGATGTTGGTTTTCTTTGCATCGAAGTATTTTCATACAGCGTATAATTCTTTATTATACTCAACGTATTCTATGAAGTCTCAGTTTATTAACTTCTTCATGAACTGTTGGTGCGTAAGGAACACATACTCGTCCATCTCCAAATCAGAGCGTGGTTTACGAGTAGTGAACTGGAGTGGCTTTGCATACATTTCTGGATATGTATTTAATAGCCCCTTCATTACCGTAGTCTTTCAGCTTCCACTCACTCACGTGAGGATTAATTGGTGCGCTGCTTGTATCATAATTTTTTGTTAATTATTACAAGACGTATTGTATAGGTATTGGACAACTTTGTCAATTCTTTTTGTAAAAATCTATTGACTATTAGCATATTTATCTCGTTGGATTGATGTTGCCCGCGCTCGGGCTTCTCATTCATCGAATCAGTTTGCCCGTAGCTCTGATACCATTTGGTCGAACTCTTCTAATATGAGTCTTACCTTAGATGATTTGTGTACCGTTGTATTGTCTTGTAGCATATTTTATAATCTGGATATTCTTCTAGTATTTTCCTATGGATTTTCTTCTTGTTCCATTTTTGTGAAAACAACGTTACGATATAGTCAGATATTTCTGGCGGTATCGGAACTCACGGATGTGGGTACTTATAATTCTTTTTAGCCATATTTAGCCCATAGGAGGTTTTTGTCATCTTCAGATAGTTCTCTCCATCTTCATCAATTATTGAAATTGATTCAATATGTTTTCTCTATAAAGACACTTCACCACCTGTTCTTTGTTATAACAAGGTCTAAACAATTTCTTGTGAAGAAATACATTCTGTCATCGCTCCTTGAATTAGGATTACTTAAAACATGAGCCTTCGTTTTCTTGAACTCGGCGTTTCTGATAAGGTGGATTGCTACATCACAGTTATTCATCAGTATCGAGCTTCAGTAGAATCATGGCGTACTCCTAATATCCTCCTCTGTCTGGAGGTTTTTTGGAAGGTTACTTAAGTCTATCCAAGCAATGTTTTGTCGCTTTGCAAACTTTGGAACTCTTTCAGCGTATACATCGTATTTCTCCATTCACTGGGTCTTAGCTACCGTTACGTGAGTTATGTAGTCTAGTATGACTACATCTGGCTGGATGGATATAATCTTAGAGAATATCTTATCAAGTTCATACACATCATCTATTATATAGAGTCTGTTTTTTAGTGACTTGAGATATTCCCAGTTTCAATTTATCTGTCAGTTATTCACGAGGTTAGCGTTCAATCAAGAGTGGTTGCACATAATAGACACGAGTGTGTCTTCTTTTGTGTTCTCCAGTGTGAAGAATGCAACCTTCAATGGTTTTCAATCTTCATTTTTTTGTTCTAGAAGTTGAGGTATTAGGTTGTATATCAATTGTGTCTTACCCGTGTTTGACGGTGCTCCTATTCGATATACCCTCTTCTTCAATATTCACTTCAGAAATTCATCGAGGAATTGTAAATCCTCTCACCATGAATAACCATAAAGCTTTTTTCAAAATCGGGATGTTATTTGGCTATATGCGGAATCAACATCGTCATCACTGACGGAGGATTCGTTAGATGAGCCTATTGTAGAAACGAGGGCGAGTTTTTCTGAGAAGTTCATTAATTTCGCTGGGTCTCACTCAGATAGATTTTTTATATCGTCTGCTAGTCTTTGGGCTTCTCTTGTTCTTCTATAAGACTGGAGTGTCTTAATATACGAACTAAGATTAGTTGATACCCAATTTCCTTCAGTAAGCTTTGCAAAATCAAATGATGATATTATTCATTTCCTATGGGAATTAACCCTATCATATGCCGTAACCAAATCGATTTTATCTCATTGATTTTTCATTTCAATTAGTACGTGTGCGATTATTCCAAGTAATGGGTCATAAAAGTCATCTGGTACTAACTCGGCGAAGTCTTCTTCTGGATATGTTAATATCGTTCATATAACCGCTTTCTCAGTTTGTTCTGAGTATGTCATTTAAAATACGTGTGAAACTTCACTTAATCATCAAACTTTCTTCGGGATTCTTGTACCAAATTTGTTATTGAGAAATTCAATCTTTCTTAGTAACATTTCTTCGGTAATCACATTCTTCCACCAATCATCCTTTCTTACTTCGGCGATTAATCTATCAAAGTACTCTTCTGGGGTATACCTTTTACCTTCTGCAATTGAAACGAGTAGACTTCAATATGATTGGAAGCTTCTGTGAAAGTCTTTCCCATATTTCCAAGAGAAATTGGATAATGGATTATCTTCTTCTTGTAAATCTTTCTCAAGATTATCGAATTTAGGTTCTTCTAATAGCCTTCACTCCGAAAGGTCTATGATGTTACATAGCCGTAGTATTTTTAATGCCTGAGTGGGCGACCCGTTCAATAATTCTTGGCACGATTTCTTTGTTATCCTCCGTCAGTACATTCACTCTATAGCGAAGTAAAGAAGGAGGAGGCAAGCAGAAGAAGTATTTTTATACTTTCTCAGTGATGAGATAATGCTGTATGCGTTACCAACGTCTTCAAGGAGACGCTCTTGGTTGTTTGTTCTTATCGACATATGCGTTAAATTCTTTATTGATTTGCTCCTTACTTACGTAAGGTTTGTTGTTCTCATGGAGTTGTCACAACTCATCTATTCTCCAATCCCCACGCTGTATCATAAACTCTTGGAAGAGGGCGGCTCGCTCTTCAATTTCCTTAGATGTTTTCTTTCACTTCATATTATAGAAATTTATGGTTATTAGAATTAATAATTGCATTACTGAGGGATTCCTCCGTTTCATGGTAGTGGAAATATTCTTCAACTTCTTGTGGCTTATTTTTTAGTTTTCCCTCAGAATCAAGTTGCCTTTCTTCTAACGTGAGAACCCTCACTCTTGTTGGGTTTATATACTTATCACCAACCTTTGAATAATAGAATTTTTCTTTATACTTTCATTCTTCGTTTATCAGAAGATGTACGTGTGTTGTTATCATTATATAGATGGTTTATCTCTGGTTAATTGTCGAATTTTATCTATCAGCGCATTGGCAAAAATATTACCTCAAGTTATATTTCACCTATAAGCGATAAGGAGGTTAATGAGCTCCTCTAAATCACCATTTGTCAGTAAAAGCTTACTAGGCTTAGACTTCCACGAAAATAATTCTGAGTTAAGTATTTCATTCCTTTCTATTTCTAATTTCCGAATTTTTTCAGTCAATTCCTTGATACGGATTCATGATTCTTTAACTGTTTCCATATATTAATAAACTTGTTTAAAGGGTAAACGTAACTTATTGCAAACCTTCCCAACCTCTGGATTATCATCATACACCATCCGTATGTCATACACCTGCATCAATACACGAAGCGTCTCTTTTTTGAAAAGGTGGTTTGGTAATGGGTGGGAACTCATATTCATAATGAGTTGGTCGTACTCTATATTCTTATCAAGCCAAGAAACCGTTTCGTTGTAATACTCTGAATACTTTCTTCCAGTGAGAACAATTATCTCAACTCAGAGTGGATACCACTCCTTTTCAAGTTCCTCGATAATTTCAGGATTTGGTTTCTCATTTCAAGCTAGAGGGTAAGGGGGTCATAGTTGTCATTCGAGAATAGTAAGTGTACCATCCATATCAACAACTATTGCTGAGAGCTTAGTCTTTTCCATTTGTTTCTTATTAAGGGAAGTATAGTCGTAAATCATTCTCTAAAGAATTCAATATCAGAGTGGTATACTGATTGGAAGTGTGGATTTCATTCTACCCTAATACTTACATCGGCAATGTTCTTTGACATGTAAATCTGAAGGTACTTTGTGTATATCTTTACTCTTGAGTGTGGGATATCGAGACGCCCAATTTCAATTTTATACTCGTCAATATCTAATCAGATGTGCCGCTCGATATAGTCCACGAGCGTAGCATCGATATTCCTCACAATAGGGTTTCTCTTGGAGTAGGGTATGTACTTATAATTTTGTTTCATATTTCATGTGATGTTATAATATTTTTATACTCTTCAAGTTCACTAGATGGAAAAAGAATCACATCTATTACACTATTTTCAACATAGCGCATTTCTCATCATTCCATTTCTCAAATAATATATATAACTTGATTACCAGAAGGGTTTATAGTTTTAATATAAACTGTCAGTAAGTTTTTTCAATATGGAGATATTTCTATGCTTCAAATTACTGATTTTTTACCACGACTGACGTTTATCAATGCAGCTATCATCATTCATTTAGATTTTCATTCTACGATTTCTTTAAGTGTGTGTCTCATAAACTATTTTTAAAAATTAAACGATTGAAATTTTTTGCAAAAAAATGAAATCGTAATATATTATTTACGTAATGAAATGTAGTAAATAATATATTTATATATATTAATATATTATATATAAATATATATATTATATATACTAGCTTTTCTTTTTATATTACTTTTTCTTTTAAATCGGCGAGGGTTTCTAAATATTTTATATATTTTTCAGAAAAAGATTTGACTTTTACTTTTATCGTATTAGTTTCTTTTTCTATAAACGTTTTGTGTATCTATTTTTTCATAAAGATAAGTAAGGAAATTCAGCCCATTCATTTTAATTATTTCTTGTACTAGAATGTGGCGTAGTTACTCTTACGAGTGGGCTGAAACCCCCTACTTATCGGGGGTTAGTCTATCGACGAGAACGTGGCTCGTATCCTGTGATGTCAGAGATATCCGCTTTTGTAAGTCCAAGCCCGTATACTTCGTTAAGAGAAGTAAGGCGGTTGAATTTCTTCTTGTCAGAAGAGCCAGCTGGGATTGCAAAACCAGAAACTACACGACCAATGTGGCTTGCTGTATTAAGGAGTTTTGATTCGATGAACTCTTCTTGTTCAACGTTGTAAAACTCATACTCACCACCAATTGTGTAAGCATCCTTATCTTCAATCATTGCTTGTGAGATTTTACCCCATGCAGCTGAATTGAACTTAGGAGCAAATTTTACCGCATCCTCAGTGAGTTCAATAACACCAAGGTTTACGAGAGCGTTAACTTCAGCACATCCGAGACGTACATTGTTAACAGAAAGTGAACCATCTGCGTTTTGAGCCACAGTTGTTCCACGAGGTACTGCTTTAAAAGCAGAGAGAAAAGTAACTTTCATAAAAGAAAAGTTATAAAAATAAAGGAGGTATACCTTCTTGTGCAGAAGGACGAAAACACCAATATATGGTAACTTCGTCCAACCCACAAATGGGTTGAGATGTTAAGGAACTTATAATACCAGACTAGTATATAGATAGTGGACAGCTTTGTCAAAAGAAAATAAAATATTGTATTTACAAGTTCTGAAGATGTTGGAGAAGTAATCTATGTGATGATGCTATTGCCTCTATGTCTTCTGAGTCATTTGAATCTCACTTTTTATTTAGAATATCCTCTATCCCCTCACCAATACTCATTATGTTAGACGATTCCTCTATAAGAAAGAATGAATTTGGTATACACCTTACCTCAAGAGAGTGTGGCTTTCATGTAGTAGTTGATGGAAGACTCCACAACACGGGAGTATACTTTGGTCTATCTGTTCCGTTATGGAACTGTTGGTAGGTCATATGAAACTCTTCAAGATTATTCCTAAGGGCGTCTCATATAGAAGAGTCGAAGTATCTGAGTATGTTATGATTACGAGCAAGTCTACTCATCTCATCACGGGCAACATACTTATTGATACCCATCTTCTTGTAGAGAGTAATCCAGTTGCAAACCTTTGTATATGCCATTCTTACAAGAGCAATCTTCTTACCCTGAGCAAACTTTGTATACAGCTCACCATCCTTGTTTATAAAGTAATGGATATGACAACCAACATAATGATTTTTTGTGGTAGCCTTAATTCAAGGGAATATCGAGTAGACACTTCTTATGAATGACTGGAAGTATTCTATTCATTCTTTCAGATTTGGAGTTCTCATTAGTTTAAATTCAACTTGGTCTGAGTAGTACTCCCTATCTATTTGTAAGGTGAATGATGGGTTTTTATTATTCCATTCTGCCATATAGTCAGAGAGCATATCCATTACGTTTGACACATCTGTTGGAATTGAGAACTCAAACTCAATTCATATCGAATCGATTGTGAAGGCTTTTTTCTTTTCCATAAAAACATTGGTAATAATTAAATTAATCACTCTATAACCCCATCAAACTCATATTCCTTCTCTGCAAGAAACTCTTGTATTTTATTTTCATCTTGTATATACTTTTCGCACCCTTTATCAAAGAATCCATCTAGCCAAACTTTCCCAAGGCGCTCAGCTTCGTCTAGGTATGTAGATTGTACACTACCCATACGTGTAGCAATTTGAACTTGAACATGAACAGAGGCTTCATCATCACTTCACATTCTTTCTATCGCATGGCGATATAGGTTGTAGAATTTATTATAAAGCTCATCAAGGCTTCAAAAAACATTATCTAGAAATAGTGGAATGTCATCGTTATAAATCTTAGTTCCACCATTTGCTTTTTTAATTTCATCTATGTAGTCTTGGAATGATTTCTCATCTTTGATAATTTCTTTCTTAGGTATCTGAGTTCCTTTCTCATCGAACGTCTCTCACTTTTTTGCAAACGGCGGGTTGGTACTTCAAGTTCCCCCTCAATCTCTAGAATGCGCTCCTCCAGCTCCATGGGGTTTTGATGCGGAGGAGGAAGTCGGGGGGGTGTCATTAACATTACTGTATTCATGTGAACTCCTATACCACTCATACTCGCTCTCAAGCGTAGATTGACGAGCTGGTTTTGTTGACTTATACTTCTCTACATATTTATTTAAGTATTCAAAGTTTCTCTTTTTTATATTTCATTGCATATCACAAACCATCCATCCCCTAAAGGAGTACTCATCACTTCATGAATTTGATATAGAAGAGAGGTAATCAATCTTGTTTTTAGTAACAACATCAATACCAATATACATTGAGCGGTCTCCGTCACTTACAATTAGGAACGTATCTGTTTTACAATCGTATATCGCAACAACGCCAATAGAAATCTTTTTATTTATTAGCTCATCGAATACTACTAACATTTTCTCAAATGAATTAGCATTTCTTTGCTCAATGAACCTACACAGATAGAATGTATCTGGCTTATCGTTATCACTTTCTATAAAGTTCATAACTCACCAACCGTGCATCTCCCTAGCACTCCCATTCTGCATAAGAAGAAACCTTCCGTTGTAGAGTGGAAATGGGTGAACATTATCTTTCTTTGTAGTACCTACACTAGTCTTTCTGTGGTGGAAGAGGACGTACTCGTCTCAGAGGAGGGAGTATTCGTCTGTTGCTGGTTCTGAGCCACCCTCTGGGTGAAGCTCGGCTGATGACTTCTCCAAGAGTCATATGCTCTCCTTATTTCCTCATGAGATGACTCACTGTTGAAATGAAGAAGCTGAGGAATCATTTCTGATTGTAAGGATTGCCTGCTCGATTGCTGATTGGTAGGTATCCTTATACGTGGAGTTCTTCGATTCGTACTCGGTTGGTACTCCTCAGTTGATACTAAGTCAAAAGTCTCCAATCCTCTCCGAGTATACGTGGAATACCGAGCGTCTATAGATTCACCCAGCACCGTCGGTTCATCGGAGATGACTTCTGTCGAAGTATCAAGAGAGTGACGACGCTTTTCTAAAAGTAATTCCGCACATATATCGTAAATGTTATTATTAATTGGTACAATTTTTATATCAAATATATCCTTTATGAAAGCTATATTTGATATATCGAGCTTCGTTTCCTTGTCTCACTTTATCTTTACTTCAAATATTTGTTCTCATTCTGTTGACTCAACTACATAAAATCATTTAAGTCAGCGGAAATCCATAAATACTCACCGCATATCCATCATCCTTCAATGAAAAAATGGAGATGGCATGTTGATAAATATTCACATTCATCAATCACTTGTGAAGTATGGTTTTCAACTTAAATCCTCGGACTCGCTCGCGATTCTTAGTGTATAGCTCATAGTTTAGAAAGTTTACTAATTATTTTTTCAGCTTTATTAAAGTTATACTCGTAGTATTTGTAGAGAAAGTAATCTCTCTTTTTCTGAATAGACGAGTCATTATCAATTGGGGTAAGATGGACTGAACCATCGAGAACCTTCATTGCCATTGTTTCACAGTATGTCCTCCATGCAATCCAGTATTCAAACTGGTTCATTGGTTTTGTTCAAAATCGTTTTGCCATTTGTTTTAAGGTTATCGCTTATATTAAGATAGTGCAATAAGAAAGGAAAGAACTATCCATATGATAAGCCAACTTAAAAAACTCTCAAACATTATTGGTGTTGTTATTATTCATATGAGCAATATTTCTCTTAGTTTTTTCATTATGTCATCTGCGTTATTTATTTGGATAATACTGGACGTACCCCATTTTATTAATAAAGTATCCGTTACAGTGGAGGATTCAGTTACAGAAAATCGAGCCTGCGTTCTCTTTCTCGTCTTGCGGAGACGGCACTCATACGAAAGTTCAGAGAGCTGGGATTGTTCCCCCTCCAGTACTCGTGCTGAAATCTTTTTTTTTTTCGTGGTGGGAGTCGCCCCTCTTAAAGTAACTTGTAAAGCTTCTTCTCGGAGTTGGTGAATCGTTAGATGCCCATATTCCATTCTCACCCTCTACTATATCCACTCCCGTTTTTCAGAAGTAGAATACATTTCAACGAGAATCCATTATTAGAATCTTATCCCAACTACATTGCTTATTGATGTGGTTGATATACTCGTCCATCTTGTGGTAAGCATTTGGTAGGTTGCTGAGAAGGTTTGCAAAAATTCGTGTATCACTCCATTCGGGGTGCTCCTTAGATGTAAATCAAAGTATTCAATTATGAACAAGATACATATCACCTCCATACTCATCCTTTCCACAATAGAATGGATGGCAGTTTGCTATAGTTCTCGGTCAGTGTGTAGCCATTCGGAAGTGGGAGACGACAACGCCGTCTTTAGCAGTATCCATTGCTTGCTTGTAAATCTCGAATGATTTTTCAAGCTCCATGGATTTTAGTACAGTGATTTGTTTTCCGTTACTATACATAAGACCAAACCCGTGAGAGTTTCTATTCCAAGCAGCTTCAAACTCTTCTTTAGTGAGTTTTCTTGATGCCTTTTTATTATGAGTGATTACACACATGGTAAAATTTGATTAAAGTATATATTATTAGAACTCTTTTTGTTCTTGAATTGTTGGAGTAGGTATACCCATTGCTTCCACAACATCCTCCATTTCATTAGAAAGTTGTGGTTTTTTCTTGCTTACAAAATCTTGCAGTGAACCAAAAAGTATCTTAGAAACATCTTGTGCTATGTTGCTGTCTTTTACAGATGAGTAAGAGAACTGGATTCTTTTACATATTCATTGCATCTTGTCTGTAGTATTGTATACATATGCCAACTTATCAAACATCTCTTCGCTTGTCATTATAAATTCGAGCGCCTCTTTAAAGCTCATTGGCTGTTCACTTGAACAAGCAGTACGAACTATAAGATTAAGAAGTCATAGACGAAAACGTAACATGTGCTCACCTCTACATCAAGGGAATATTCTAAATTCTACTGTTCCTATGTCATTTTTCAGTACAAAGTCTCTTCTATCGCGACAAATATAAGCATCGTATCAAGTCGGTGGTCGTTTTGAATAACCATTACTAGCACGCTCTGGGTATATACTCCACAGTAGTGGCATAAATGGTGCGCATCTCAAGTATAAATCCGTTGGACTAACACCATTTACGCTTACGTGAATATGTCACCCACAGTTATGGCTTATCTTTGCGTCAAGAATATCTTGAGCAGTTTCCTTTATGAAGTCAATACTTTCTTCATAATTATCAAGGGAAAGAACTGGAGAGATGTATTCCGCTGCAACACTCCCATCTCTTTCACATCTCCAACCGTTATCATTTTTTTCCTTTATTCACTTTGAGTTCATACTAACAACCTCTGCTCGCTCTAGTTCTATACCAAAAAACATCTTTCCTCAAGTCTTTGCTTTAACTACAACCGTACAGTGGTCGGTGTGATAGCTAGCCAATTCATAATCGGAATTGTGTTGAATTTTATCTACTTTTTTCCCTTGTATATATTTTCAAAGAAGCTTATCATAGTATCAAATACTTTTTAGGAAGTACTTTTTTTCAAAGAAGTTTCCACGAGATTCAACAAAGTTTTCTTCATTTACTAGTGAACGAATAGTTTCTCTTGAGTCTCACGGTCAGTTAATTATCGTCACTGTTGGCTGTGTCCTTCTACAACAACCAACTCAGTAAATTATTTGGAATGAATTTGAATCGAGAATTGGATAGTAAACTCACTTTTCATCTAGAAATTCATCCGCCTCGGACTTAAGAATATATCTTCATTGATAATCCTTAACAACGCTTGATTCCTTTACTGATATCTCACCGTAGAACTGACTTTGTAAATGAATTCCATTTCAATCTTTAGCTACAATACCAGAAAACCTTTTCTCGTCATGGATACGAAGAATTTCAGACCAAATAATAAGGTATTCATCATAGTTTCTTGGGTAACAGATTCACCACACGTTTTTTGAGTCTGGCATGATTGACTTAATGAAGCTCGTATCATCCTTAAATCCAAGATACTCTAGTAGCTCAGTTCGTAGTTGAGAACTTATATTTGTACTAAATCAGTACGTTACTGAGTACTCAAAAAGCAAATGCTTTTTATTTACTACGAACTCATGTCTACCTATTGGGTTTGCGACAAACTGTGAATGAGTATATGTTGTTGCCATATAAATAAATGATAAAAATTAAAGTTCAACCTCCCTACAATTCCGAACAAAGTACGCACGACTAATAAGAGAGTCTCATTGTAGGCTATACCTGTCACCACTTGGTGTTTCACAGTTCCCGTTATCACAAATAGCAGTTATTCAATTTGAGAAACTCATTGTGAATATGTTTCTCGATGATGTTGTTCATCCTCAAGCGAGTGACCCTATTCAAGCGCCAAGAACGGCGTAGTCTGTTCACCCAAGTAATCATCCAAGTATGGCTCATCCCATAGCACCCTCTGCTCAGTGTGTGTTTACTATCTGATAAGCGTTAATAACAACACCTCATGTAGCGTGGGTTATGGTATCGTATCCTCTATCACAAACTTCTCTTGTACAAGAAGATAGGAGAAATAAAGACAGGAGGAAAAGTTGGTACTTCTTCATAAAAATTATTAGTTAGTAGTAGAATTTTGTTTTATATTAACGGATACTCGGCGCTCTTCGTTTCTTTGTTTTTTGCTTTTGGAAACTATTCAAACGTTATAAATCGCATAATCCTTTAGACTACCTCATAAATGATTTTCTATTCAACTTATGGAGGCTTCTCACTTTATTGGAACGAATCAATCGAATACTACACTTCAAAATGGAGTATTTACATCTATAAATGTTTTGTTCTTGAAAAAGTTTTTATATGAGTATACATTATTTCAGTACACAGTTACCCACCCATATGAGTATATGTTTTTGTATATTAAGTAACCATTACTAGCATTTTTCTCATAGTACCCAACCTCAGTAAACTTGTTTTTATATAGCGTCCATAGTACGATACTACTTATATACACGTACATGATTGCTAGAAACTTATTTTTCATAAATCTATAAGGTTAAAGGATATATTCGTACCACGAGGAGAGAGGAAGGAAGTGGCAAGGATTTGACGAGTTCAGGTTCATGGCGATGTTTCTTTCAATTCTTCGCAAATCCCCCTAATATACTCGTATAGTCACCTTGCATGTTGTAGTTTTCCTATACCTAACCTTATGCCATAATAGTAGGGTTTTCATCTCTATTTAACGGTAAATCCGTCTTACACTGCAATGATTACTCATTGGTGTACCCTAGGCAGTCATGAACTCGGTGTATACCTTATAGGACAGTTCACCTGTCGAGCCTTCCAGCTACAACTTCCTATGCGAGCGTCTAACTATTCCGCCACACTTCCCTCCTCCCTCATATGGAGAGTATACTATTCCCAATATTTCCGCCACCTCACTTTCCGAATAAACCTTTTCTTGAGGATAACTCATTGATTCAATAAGAGTTACAACAAGTAAAACTATTACGAACACTACAACAAAAATGAATAGTATATCATCCCTCATATAAATTATTGTTACTAAAAATAAATTATTGTATATACCAATATGGAACTTCTCTATTCTTCCAAGAGGCGATGTGGCGTTTGTGTGTATTGTAGTAGTTTCTGTACGCTTTTATTGGGTCATTTACCTTTACATCATCGGGCATAGCCAATGCAAACTCCGTCAATCAAATGTTTGGTATATTTGGAATGGGAAGCGATAGTACAACATCGAAAGACTTATGGTTGGCTTTCTTATTGTAACGAAACATATACTCTTTATTAAGTTGAGTTGTTAATTCTCTTAACCATAACCAATTTTCAAGAGAAGCGCGAGTCCACACTGCGGAAGGATGGTTTTGGTGGGTTATTTTGTATCCGCAATCGATTCAAGAAAGTCTTACGGTAGTAGACAGAAGCTGTGCGTACTCCGTAACCATCTTAACAACGTGCTTATCTAAGTGGTATTGGGCGTTTTTCTCGTGACTGACGTCTAGGTAAAATATGTTCATATAAAGTATGCTTTAGATAATGTCCAACTTTAGGTTTAGTGTAACTCGTATTTCAGCTCAATACATTTCTCACTTTTGTATGAATTTTATAGCCTCCTCCTTAGTTTTAAAGTCCTTTGGAGACCATCATTCTCTACCATAGTTTACCCATATCGTATACATAGCACTAGTTATTAATGAAGTAAACAATGAAGCCAAGGTAAAAAAGAGACGATACTATTGCATGAAATCCTCTTATATCTTCCGTGATTGGTTTCATTCACGACTTGGCTCTTGTTGCGGAATCAATGTAGACTCAAAGCGAGTTACTTATCGGATACAAAATAATAAACAATATTACTTCAATATTTTCCATAATTGGCAAATTAGTATTAAACCCATCCTCAGCTAAAACCTATTTCTTTACGATATATTTTGGTGAGATAAATGGTTTCTTGTGGAACTCATTGTATGTTCTAAGCCTTTCAAGCTCAGAATGTAGACGAGTGTAGAAAGGAACTTCTTTCATATCATCAAGTTCACACCATCTCCAACGTCCATAGTATCCGTTCTTTGTACCATCGGCGAACTCAACTACCATTACGCTATCGTCTTCTCGGTACTCTGCGAATACAATTTCCTTGTAGTTTTTTCCTCAAAAAATTCTTTTACACCAAAATGTGATGAGAGTCACGAACAATATTACTAGTAGTAGTTCCATAAATAGTGGGCTTAATCTTACTGCCTTTGAGAATAAAAAATTGTACTAATAAAAGAAATCGGGAAAGTATTGAGATGGTGCTGAGGTTTGACAAGATGTACACTTATGCTCGTGGTGGGGGAGAATGTTTCGATTGAGAGAAAGTATTGCTCAACAATTTGGGCAATTAACAAGGTGTATTCTATACAAGTCCATAATTTCCTCGTTCAGAAACCTTGCTCGTTGTTCTCTAATTGTTTTTTGAGAAGGTACTATTCCTCAATTACGCATAGTTATTGTCATATAATACTAGAGTTAAGGTGTATATATAGTTCTTTTATAAAGTTTTCTTTTCATCAAATCTTTAATCACCCTTTAGAACAGTAAGCATTTGTTCATAGTATGCAAGTATCGTCTATAGCGAGTCAAAACGCACCTCATGATTTTCTAAGTTTTCAATGTAGTATTTCTCAATCTTTAGTGATTAAAGTCATATACGTTCATAGTAGATGTATAAGTGAATCGAAGTATACCTCTCATGAGGTTATCTTTATTTGCTTTAAGTTTTTCATAGGTTTTTAATGATTACAAATTAAGTAACTAAAAGAATAAATCAGGAGCTTCTGAGCTTTTGAAAGAAAGCCCACATTTCTTGTTGTCACATGCAATTTCTATATCATTTCTTCTACAGTTAACCGTACCACACTCTGGACACATAACAAGAATGAACCCATAGTATTTCCTCGTTATGGTGTTCATAGTATCATCAAGCCTATCGCGACCTATTGTATCCCATGGTTCTGGAACTTCTTTTGGAAATCTATAGTTCATAAAATAATAAAGTTACTTGCTTACAGAATATAAAACACGCTTACCATTTGTTTCAATAATTTCCATGATACAATCATCCAACATAGGACTACCTCATGTGCTTCTTTTATTTCTTAAGATTATTGGTACTTTAATATTTCAGGTAGATGTTCAAATCTTACCTGATTCTGGGGTTTGCCATATTTCACCTGTTCTTTTGTCCCCATAAAGAACCTTAACTCGTGTGTTTAGTATTATTATTCTATTCAATAATACTACTAAATCATCTGGTGTTTCTATATGGTACGCAACTCAATTATACACTTTGTATTTAATCTCCCATCAATCTCTACATCCAGAGCTTCAGCCTATAACTGGGAATGATTCGTAAACGAGTGACATAAATTTATAGTTTTAGAGGAATAGACTATTGCGCCATTGGCATGGAAAGAAGGAACGCATCAACTCTTTCTCTTGTTGAACGCTCTATATGTTTGAGTATTGCCTTTCTTTGTTTATATCGGCGGGCTTCAATCATATCTTGTTCGAGTTGCTCTTCTGTACGTGGTGTGTGTGATGGTGATTGTTCCATAAAATTGTTGTTAATAATACATTTCTATTACCGAGTCATTTTTGATATTATTTTCGTATGGGTAACAACCTTTATTTCTTCGTGTCAGTATAGAATAAACATTTTAATACCCAAGACACTAAAAGTAAAAAGTCAGTGTGGCTCGTATATATCATTTTGGAAGTGGCATTCAAAATCTGGTAGCTTATCAAACACTTCTTTTGTCTTTCACGTTAAATCGGATTGACTTATGTATTTAACTCACTCTTCTTTACATAACTTCTTGTATTCAACGGAATACTCAGCGCTGAGTTTTAAGTAATCTGAAATTTTCTTATAGAGTTTTGGCATACAACTATTGTTAACGCAAATATAAAACTACTTACTACTACCAACTCCCCATAAATCCCATAATTCCGTACACTTCTTCTCATATTTAGCATTTCCAATATTATCGTAACAGAATTGGTGTGTACGTGGTGGGTAGAAATTATCCACGCGCTTCACATATGGTTTAGGAGATGTGTATCCGCTTTCTGTTGGGAGAGAACCGAGAAGGAACGCGAAGAGTACGGCTAGTACTACTCATGTATTTAATAGTTGATTGTTCATAAAGAATTAGTTATTTTTTTGGGCTAGCTGGATAGTCTTCAATACATATCGTGAAGTCTTCACTTCAGATATCAAATGAAATTGTTAAATTTCTTGCCATAGAATTAGTTACTACATCCATTACTCGTTTTGCAAATTCAAAACTTGAGTCTTTATGAATGAGGCTTATCGAGAATCCATCATTACAAACCAATCAAATATAGTACTCTATTATCTTGTCTTTTTCGTTTGCCGAATTCTTATAAAACACATGCTCTCAAATACAAGCCCTTAAGATATTTTTTGGACTAAAAAGAATTTGTCTTGCATTGTACATAGAAATTTAGTTAGAGTATATAGCTTGTATTATTGAATATTTGTTTTTTCTAGCACACGCAATTGCGTCCTCTCGTCACTCAAATACTTTTTCTTGGAGGTTCTCATCCTCGTCGCGTATCTGAACGCGGTATTTTAAATGATGGAGTCACATATAATTATATGGTTACACAAAGCACCCACTCTCAAACACTCGCCAATTTCCCTCTTCTCCTATATACCAAACTCACTTCTTCTGGGAAATCTTTTCGTGTCAAAGGCGATTAAGTATTCCATTTAATCTTTCCTTTGTTGTTTTTGTTTCCCATCCTCAGTCGAATAGTCTAAATTCCCAAGCAGAAGACTCACTAAAAAAACAATGAGCTATCCTATTTCAATAAAGATACATTGTACATTGCTTTGTAACGGAATCATAAACTACTTCCGTATTATCCTTTCTAAAATTTTGTCTATTAAAGAAAGCATTTACCGATTCTTGTGTTATCTTGCGCATAGTTGAAAAAGTTAGTGAGTTATAATAGAAATTAGAGACTATATTGTAATCTGTTTTTCTTACCTATGGATGTAGGAGATGAGGTTGAATCGTTCAGTTTGTAAAACAAATTGCAATATAAACTCTAATAAGGAAGTTACTACAAAATCTGTAGTACCTTCCCATATTAGAATTTTTATTTTTCTTTTCGACCTACTTGTTCCCTTGCTCACGGCAGGCGGTCGTTCCAGTCTCTTTTTCAATTGGAAAGGGTATTTGTGAATCTTAGCCTGTTATTTTCATACCTCGTATGGGTAACATACGGCGGACTGCGTGGCTCGGCAGTACTCTTTTTTTATTATCTTATTCGTTATATAATAGCGTAAGCTATACCCATTTGGTAGCATATAACGGCTTGTCCTTTGTTTCACTACGTTCAACGTACATAAATGCACGATTTGCGAGCTATCCTTTTGTGCGTACTCTTTTGTTTATAGAGTCTATAGCGGTTGGCGGATTAAACACGAGAGAGAATTAACTCACGTAACTTTCCATTGATTTCTTATAGCAAGTCTTTTTGTTTGAACTACAATGTACTTGCTCGACTTGTAGTTATAGAGAGAGTATATTCTTTTTTGTGTGAAAGTCAAAAGTTTTTTTGATTTTCTTTTTGATTATACTCAGAGTATGTGCCAAATGTATTTGTACTCTCTGGGAGAGGGCGTGGCTTGCCGTGTTGAACATAAAACGAGTATATTCTTTTTTATTCCAAAGTCAAAAGAAAATACAAAGAAAGTTTCTCATTGGCAAAGTATCCGCATCCACATCCCCCAG